TTCATGTTCTGCTCCTTACTGCTGTATTATAGATACACTGGCACTTCTGTAATAATAGTTACCGTCCCCTATATCACCCAGCACCTCTTTACTTAATGTACCTCTATAGCTTGTTATTGTTATATCCTGTCCATCATCATGGAATGTTATCGGGAAGAATCCGGCGATGAGTTTGTTCTTAATAAGTGCCATCTCATCTTCCTTCAATATTCCCCAATTAATAGATAAGGTCTTCTTTTCAGCGACAACATCACCCAACATTGTTCCGTCAAGTGCTCGTCCTGTAGAAGAAGACCATATAATCTCATCATCCACTTTGATGGACACAGGAGCCAGAAGCTCCTGATTGTCACATCTTAGTATCAATTCATCACATCCTTAATGTATAATCTCACATTTTCCTGTCTGCTTTGTATGCTCGTTAATCTTATCAACCACATATTTTTTTAGGCTCTTTCCATCTAGCTGTATATCAAGGTCCAGTGTTTCAAGTATCTTAAGTATCTGCTTAAGAATACTTATAGCCTCTGCCAATAACTCTGCACTAGATGCCATAGCTGCTGCCTTCTGTGCCATATCAAGTAATTTATCCTCAGGTGCAACAACTTCACCCTGATGTCTGTTATCGCCAATCATGGCAAGCTGTGGAGTGTTTGGCTTAACGTATCCGCCTTGTGCAAGGTATGGAATACTGCCAAATCCAACCTGTGGTAAATCAAACCCGAAATGGTCACCACCTATACCAGGTACCCAGTTTGGAACTTTAAAGCTTAGTTTATTTATACCTTTTACAACAGCATTAATTCCCCTCTGCATTCCTGATAGTAATCCATTAATTAAGCCAATCACCATATTAATAGGACCTTTTGCAATATCAGCAATTCCGCTAAATATGCCATCAAAAGCCGTAACTATACCATTCCAGGCACCTTCCCAATCGCCAGAAAAAACACCCTTAATAAACTGTATAACTCCTTTAAACACAGTAATTGTATCGTTCATTAAATCAGCTATGGTTCCAACGACAACTCCAACCTTATTCCCTATAGAATCAAATATAGCTATAAATATTGGTCCTAATAATTCAGATAAGAATCCCACTACAGGCGCAATAAAGTTGTTATATATTGTCGTAGCACATGTAACCACTTCGCCGACAAAGTCAAGGAAATTAGCAAGTAATGGCTGTAAATGTTCACTCCATACTCTATCAATTACATCTAAAGCATTCTCCCAGACTGGCTGAAGCATATTATTCCAAATGTCTAAGAATACATCTCCGGTAGTCTTAACAGCCGTTTTTATTCCAGTAAATATCGGCTCTCCCCATTCGTTCCATGCCCCTGCCATTGTATTAACCAAGCCAATCCATACATTTGATATAGATTCAATGGCTGGACTTACACCTTCGCTCCATAAAGAATTCCAAGATGCTTTAAATGTATCAAATATTGTTCCATTTAAAGATAACGTCTGGGATGCAAAATCCGTCAGCATTGGTAATCCAACAGAAACAAAATTTGCAAGTATAGGATATGCTGCTTTATTCCATACATCCGAAAAGACTGTATTAAAGCTATCAAATAATCCATTTAATATACTGCCATTAGTATCGACCCATGTTACAAGATAATTTGTAAATGGACCATTAAAATAATTTAACAACGGCGGTCCTAATGCTCTTATATCATTAAACGCACTTGCTAAGTTTTTCTTGGCTGTATCTGTATTTTTTGTAAGTCCATCCCATATTCTTGACATAGATGGAGAAAATGTCGATACACTCCATTTGCGGAGTTTATCTAATTCTTTCTTTGCCTTATTTACAAAATCACTAATTGCAGATGTTGCATTAGATGTACTTCCACTCACATCTGGTACAAGGTCAACACTTCCGATTCCTGAAGATGTTCCACCTGTACTACCGCTTGAATCAGAACTATCATCTGTTGGCTCTGTCAGCTTATTTATCTGGTCAAAGCCTGCAAGCGACTTTTCTATATCTTTAGCAGTCTTCTTGGCTGCACTTCCTATATCACCTACATTATCCGCTGCGCTGGATGCATCATCTCCTATACCAGCTATATCCGAACTTATCGAGCCCATAGAGGTTGATACATCTGCTCCTGTGAGCATTTGCACAAAGCTGGCAAAGCCATCTGCAACCTTCTGTAATCCTGCCAGCAAGTTGTTAAAGCCACGCAGAATAGGTGTAAACAATGCTATGAAGCCTTTACCAAGACTAGCCTTTAACTGCTGAAACCTTAATGTAAGTATTCTTGTCTGATTCGCCCAGAAATCCTGTGTCTTAACAAAATCACCAGTGGCATTGGACAGTGCACTAGTAACATATTGATAACGAAGCATTACTTTTTCCTGCTCTGTCATCTTAGCCGTAGTCTTACCAAAACCATTATTAAGTGCATACTGGTCTAAGTTCGTCTGAGTCATTACTACGCCCAGGTCCTTAAGTGTCTCAGTCTCGCCAGTCCAGATGGATTTCAGCTTTGTATATGCTTCATCTGTGCTCAAATTGTAAAATGATGCAACATCACCTGTTAATCCGGTAACATCTTCTGCCATATCAAGTGCAGCCTGTCCTGTAATACCCATTGCATTACTCATCTGGCCAAATACACCCATGTACTTCTTAGCAGATAATTCAGATAGTCCAAAGTTAGTCATGGCGTTAGAAGCCCACTGATCTGCCTGTCCACTCAAGTCCTTAAATGCCGTATCTACAACATTCTGTACTTCTGTAACATTAGAACCAACTTCTATGCAGTCTTTCGTAAACTTAGTAAAAGCTGCTATACTTAATCCAGCAGCTATTTTCTTTCCCATACCAGAAAAGATGGATGTTGCCTGCTTTGCTGCCTTATTGGAAGCACCTGTAAGCTGATTAACTATCTGTGAACTGTCTATGCCAAGTTCCAGAGCTATCTGTCCTACTACATCCGACATACTCCCTCCTTTCCGGCATTTAAAAAGACCACTTTCTACTTAGAGAAAGCGGTCTTAGCCCAATTTTGGAAGTCACTCCAATACTTATTGTAATTTGCATGATCTTCCATTAATTTTCTATTTCTTCTTAATATCCAGTCATTACGGATTTTCTTCTGTTCCTTAGTGAACTCCTTTATAACCTTAGGATCCTTTTCTGCTCTGATTCCCACAATTCTTCCAAGGGGTGTTTCAGGCATTATTCCACTAAGCAACGAACAGAACTCTGACCATGACATATCGTCTTCGGTACGCAACCGTATGCCATATTGGGACAGGAAGCTGGCTTCTATCAGCTCCCAATCATCCCATATATCATAATATGTCTCATGCTGAGGGTGTCTGCTCCTCGCCGTATGTTCCCATAGCAACCTGCATGATTGTATTATACATTTCCTTATATTCAGGAATAGGAAGGTCTAATGCCTCAATCTTATCTGAAGCATCCTTTCCAACAAGCATTTCAAGGCCTTTAATCATAAATGCCATATCATCCTTGTTTTCCTTGCTCTCTGCTTCCTGTGCCATAGCCTGTATGTTGAGAATTGTGCTCTTTCTGTTATTAACAGTAACAACCAAATCCTCTGTAATACGAATCATAGGTAACTGGTTCGTAATCTTCATAGATATATCTATTACTTTAAAATCTGTCTTTGCCATTATTCAAATCCTCTCTTTCTTTAAGCTGCTACATATGCTATATATGTTGGCTTTCCATCCGAATTTGCATCCCATTCAAGCGCATCAATACTTGTAGCATCTCCACCAAGAGATTTTACATCGATTACTGCAGGTACAAGAAGCTGATCAAGATTAGGGAATATAATAGACACCCATGTATTGCAATCCTGACCTGTCTTCATAAATCGACTTGCTACATAATCATTTCCTTCATCTCCATAGTTACGCTTACCGCCGAAAGACATACCAAGTGACTTACCTGTCATGAGCCTTCTTACCCAGCCAGCCTGATCCATTGGATTCCATTCCTCAATGGTTCCATCTACAGATATACTTAAGCTCTCTGCATCTTTTACAATCTTAGTTTCTACTGTTTCCGGTGTATCTGTGTTTTTTCTTCCAGTTATACATACTCCAAACTGAATTTTATGTACCGGATTAACCCCTGTTAATGGTGTAGCTTCCGCGTTATACCCAGCTATCTTTGTATTCTGTGACATACTTCTACCTACCTTTCATAACAAAATTTAAGTTCTATGACCATTTCAAATATTCCTTTATCATCTGTATCAACCTCAATCGGTGCTGATACTAACATTTCTGTAAAAAGAATATTTGTGTCATTAATGTTTACATGTTTCATATCTCTGAGCTTGTCGTAAAGCTCCTGTGAGACTTTTTCAGTCTCCCTGACACTTTTATTCCAATGAATCAGTATACTTATGGATTTGACAGCATAAGAGCTGTTCTGTATACCTCCAACAGCCATCTGAACATTATCTCCCCTGTTAAGATGGTATACACCTATGCTCTTATCTTTCTTATCATCAAGCTTTCCACAATATACATGGTCATCAGCCGCTATCCCAAGACCTGCTATAAGGTCTCTCACATCACCTATTCCTAACATCCTAACATCATAACCCCGCATTCTTTTTATAAAACTTTCCAAATGCTTTAGGTGCAAAATCCTGCTTTTTACCACCTTTCATATAGTCATCAAGCCATCTGCCTTTAGCATTTGCATTTCCTTCATGTTTCTTGCCGCTTTCATCTGTCCACTGCGTCTGATGGAAGTTGTATTCCGGATGATAATATAATCTTCTTGCCTGCGGTGCTGATGTTGATATGATAACTTTACCATTTACAGCTTTTGAAATACCATTAGTTACTGTCTGTCCATTTTCGTAAGTGGCAGTTTCACTCTTTCCTGCGCTAATATGAGTACTTTCTCCCTGCAATTTACCTGTATCTCTTGGTATCACCTGACTTTGCACAACATCCGTGTGTATAGCTTCCGCTGTCATTTCTAATGAAGTCGCCGCTGCTGCCGTAAGCTTCCTTACCATAGGCATATTAAGCTTCACTGTTGACTTAACATTCTTTGCCATTACATCACATCCAATCTTACATAATTAACCGTACCATCCGGATTACGGCACTTCGTACCCTTGTATATATGCCTTGTTACACCGAACACCGTTATATCACCTTTAGTAATAACAGGAAGCTCCGGTGCAATATCTCCTGGTATCAAAGCACATCCTTCAAGCTTTATAAGCACCTTTTCTACTGTTAATTCTGTCTTACCGCTGTCCTGATAGTTACATAAGCCATCCCAAATAATAGGTTCAAAAGGTTCTCCATAGACATTCCTGCCTTCCTGCTCTATCTCAAGGTGTATTTCTGTCTTACACATGCTCTTTAATATTAAACATGGGTACTTCATACTCACACCCCCAGACTTAAGCAGCACAAGCCAGTCTGACAGAGTATCTGGTATGTATCACGCTTTATAGCAATTCCATTCTGTACAAGGACATTCCAACTGCTGCCAAACTGCATAGATACTCCATTTAAAGAATAGTTCTGTAAGACACAATTAATCATGTCCTCATTCTCATATTCAAAATCAGCCATCTCACAACACACATCTATCAGTATGCCTTGCTGGAACTCTGTCAAATTATTAAATCCTCTTGATGTTATACGATTAAAAGTAAGCGAGTCGATATGCCGGCTCGCCTGTTTTAATCTTCGTTCTATCTGCTCATCTGGGATAAGTCTATGTTCACTAAGGTACTGCTCTTTACTTGCATATACCATAGGCTTACTCTGCAATCTCTTCTGCAGGATCTACATCAACGAATACAGAATCAACCTTACCATCCTTGCCATTAGGGAATACAAATGTATCACTTAACTGGCGATTCTGATAAAGATATCCGTCTCCTTCTGTATGTGCTCCTGGTGCGAAGAAATAAATAGATGAAATCTTAGGTACTGTCTTACATGTCTGTCCACATGCGACAAGTACATTAATCTTGCGTGAGCCCTGAACAGTTTTTTCATAATATGTGCCTATATTAGTCTTTGTAGGCTTTGCCACAACTGTATAAGTGCTGTCGCTCTTAGTGTAGTATGTCTTTCCTTCTGCCACATCTGTATCTGTTGTTATGGCATACTTTGACTTAAGCGGAGCAAAGCCGCCCTCTGCAACATCCCAATCGAATCTGTCATAGAATCTTTCATCATCCACAACTTCCATAAGTGTCACACCATCAATATCAGTTACACGTGTTTCAATGCCAAGACCACCTTCTGCAATCTGAGTCATTTCAATCTTGCGTGTAAATTCCTTTGACATTTCCAGCTTATCCATAATGTCTGAAGAAACATACATGATAAGGCTTCCATTTGCCTTATATCTTCTAAGCTTTCCTGCTGCCAGAATAGCTTTAAGCTTAGCAAATACATTCTCTGTTGTGTATTCTGTAGCTGAAGTTTCAGAATGGTATAATTCTGTATTCTGTGCAGCCTGTGCAACCTTACTGAAGAATAATGCATCTGTCTCTGGTACAGCCTGTGTCTGCTCAAAGATGCGTGAAATATTCTGCATAGATGCTGTCTGATTGGTCTCATCTACATCTGCCTTGTCAACCATGAACTGTACATCCCTGTCATGTGTTACTGTGTAAGGAACATCTTTCTGGTTATATTCTCCTGTGTTCCATCCGCCTGATCTCTTGTGATTCTTATAACCACTTACACTCATCTGAGTAAAGTGAAATGTCTTTGCATCTAACCATCTGACATTACTTGTAATAAATGGTGATGTAAGTGTGCCCTGCATAAGAATTGCTAATAATTCCGGACTCCACTGTTCTGCGTAATTCAAATTTGGCATATTGTTTTACCCTTTTAACCTTTCTTAATTAAATCTGTTCCATCTCTTTGTTGGAACATTTACATTGTTACCTGTAGAGGACTGCTGTCCGTTATTCTGCTGTCCTGCACCAATCTGAAAGCCTGCATTGCTTTCCTGTACCGGCTTAAGTGCAGGTACATCTTTGATAACCTGATCAAGTGCAGCCTTGATATTGTCCTCTGATATCTTTCCATCTGCATCCTTTGCCTTGCTGAAATCAGCCATCTTAAGTACATATGGAAGTGTCTTGGCGTTAATACCAAGTGTCATTGCTACCTTTGTAGCAGCAAGCTCAATCTGAGCCTGTTCAGCAACCTTCTGTGCTGCTGCCACTTCATTCTGAAGATTAGCATTAGCGTTCTGCTGCTGTTGTGTCTGCTGCTGCTTATTCTGCTTAAATGTTGCAATAGCCTGACTTATCTCATCTTCTGATAATCCCTGCTGCTGAAAATAGCTTTTAAGCACAGCATTCTCTTTCTTGGCAGTCGCATTATCCAGCATTGCCTGTATCTTGTCATAATCAACACCAGCCGCCTGCTGATTATTCTGATTACCCTGCTGTCCTGCCTGTCCACTATCTCCTCCAGCGTTCTGGCCGCCGTTACCATCTCCACCTTCTGCGAAGAGCTGTAAATTCATAGGTAATGTCTTTCTCATCACTCTATCTCCTTTCTTCCGTTTACCGCCCGTCGGCATTTCCCTAAAGTTTATTGCCATTAAGTTTTGGGCATAAAAAAATAGGCACGCACAGCTTATTTGCCATGCGTGCTTAATAACTAATATTAAATTGTGTTGCACTGGTGCAACTTTGGACTATTCTACTATAATCCAGTCTTCAGCGAGACAATCGTTAATACTTGGAACCCACATTGAATGTGAACCATCCACATTTTTTATCTGAAAATATGGGTTACATATAAACAAATCACCTTCGTTTAACCCCCATGCTTCCGCTGTTTGCTTATTGCAGGGGATTCCATTCGGATATGCTTTCTGATATACAACAAACATTCCTTTTCCGTTCCAACCTCTTCTTGCTACCTTATTACCTTTTTTCATGGCTTCAATAGCAATTCCAAATGTCATATTGTCGCATTTTCTATACGCTTCATCAAATTGTTTCTTAGGACACCAGCTTTCATATCCATCAGTATATCTTATATGATAGCCTTCATCTTCTGGATTCTCGTCACTTGGTATCTCCCATCCTCTGTATTCATTGTATTCACCCCTGCTCATTGGCTCTGCTGCCACCACTTTTACTCCAATATAATCCTTCATTTTTAAATCCTCTCTTTCTTAAAATTGGGTATAAAAATACCACCAATCTCTCGACTGGTGGCTGTTAAACTTCTAAAAAATCCGCAAAACCTAAAGATTTAAAATATTCTTTTGTCTCGTCACTATTCATCTCTTCATCAGTAGCTGCATACTCTTCTATCATAAGTTTCTTAAGACGTTCAAACGCAATCTTTCTTGCATACTCCCATTCAGCATTTGTCAGTTTTAATTTGGAATCACTTTTAATAAGTTCTAAAGAATCCACTGGGTTTGATGAACTTATCAAGCCATCTATTAAAAAATTTTTTAATCCGCTCTTTTTCCCTCCAAGTTGATGATAATAATCCATTAAGCCTTTCTTATCCAGTTCATACTCAAATTGGCTAATTTCTTCAACTGTAGCATCACTTGAAAACATTTACATCACCTTCCTAATGCTGTTTCAATAATTTCGCCAAATATTTTTGCTGTTTTTCTTGGATTATCACTCATCATATATTCTGCAAAACATTCTGCGAAAAATTCACGTTCAGAATCTACTTTAGTTCTATTTTTAACATAATCATACTTTGCTGCATAAACACTAACATGTTCAGCTATGAAATCTCTTTCTTTTTTTTCTAAAATATCACGTCTTTGAGATAGCGTCAAGCCTTGTTTTTTCAAATCATCCGCTAATTCCTGCTTATCAAATCCCGCTAATTTCAGAGTCATATCTTTTACTGTTTTGCTCGTTGTTCTGTGAACATTTCCATCAAGCAGTCCCTTTTTTGACATATATCCATCTAAGGCATGACCTAATTCATGTACAATAATACTGTTGTGGTCTGTACCAACTGGATGAAACCCTTGAGCAACATCATTTGCATATGCTTGAACTAATTTTTCATAATTAGCAAATTTTCCATATGCTTTGATTTCTCCCGTATATGTTACACAACCTGCATATGTACCACCTTTTAAATCGCTACTATATTTGAAAGATGCTAGCTGTCCTTTCAGTTCAGGGAATTTTTTCAAAACAACATCATAAGAATCATATACCATTTTAGCGGTATCATATTTCAATCCTGACATTTCAACTTTATCTATTGGTATTCCAGTTCTTAAAGAAAGTTCCTTTTCCATCTGTCTAACAGCTTTTGCTTCTTTTCCTGACAATCCTGCTTTCAAATCTTTAACTATCTGTTTCAGATTTTCTGTTTCATCAAATTTTTTATTAAATACCTCTTCATACTCTGCTGCTTGAGGTGTATCCATAACATCCATATAAGCATTAAGTGCATTGTCTGTTTCCTTTTCAAGTTTAGCTAACTTGTGAACTTGTGCATCATATTCTTTCTTTGATGATGTGTATTCATCAATAGCACCATATTCCTGTTTTTCCCACTGCTCCTTCCTCGCCGCATACATTCTCTTATTATCCGGATCAAGTGAATACTCTGATAGTCTGCCGTACTGCTCCGCCATTCTGCCTGCATACTGCTGTTTCTGGTCCTGCCTGTAATCTTCCTTAACCTGCTCAAGCTCTTTCTTGGAAAACTTGCTATTAGGCTCATCATCAAGTTCAGGAAAATATGTTGTATGTACATCTTTGCAGTTAGGGTGGTAAAGTCCTGCTGCCATAGCAGAAGACATAAGCGGATAAGGACCATCTGACGCCTTTCCTCCACTCCACACATCATCTATAAGAATCTTACCAACAAACGGAAGGCATTTAGGACAGGCATTAGCACGCTTATTCATAATAACTGTACTAATTCCCCATGATTGTCTCATTTCGCCCTCTCCAGTCAAATAGGCACGCTTACACGCTGTCTGAATTGCCATCTTGGCATATGATTTTATTGAATGTCTTGCACCGTTGGAATATTCTATGCAGTTAATACCAGCCTTAAGAAAATCCTTTGTAGCCATATCTACAGCCTTCTCATATGTTCCTGCACCTGTATTTGCATATACCTGTGCATTAAATATTATCTGTCTGTATTTGTCTTCGGACATCCTGAGCATTGCCTTCTCTGCTGTACCAAAATCATTCTTTGTGGCTTTTATCAGAGCTTCCAGTTTTCTTGTATTAAGCTTAAAAAAAGCACCTTCAGCGCCCTGTGACACCTTAGATGCTTTCAAGCCTTTCTTCAAAGCTCTTAATATCTTCTGTTCCTGCTCTGTACCGCCTTCCTGTCTGGCTGCAAATATCATTGCGTCAATAGAGTCATTTATGTTGCTAAACGACTTCGTGAACTTCTTTTTATTCTGTGCTTTATACTTTTCCAGAGCCTTAAGCTGTTCTACCTGCCACTGTGACCAGTTAAACCCCATATCTGTCTCTTCTGCTCTGTGGTTCGCAAGATTACGCATCATAGAAGCAATCAACTCATCTTCTATGGCTTTAAAGGCTTTCTCTATATCATAATCTGTGTTAAGTGCCATAAGCTACCTCATTTGTTATCAAAGCCTGTAAAATTGTTATCAGCACCATCAACTGTGAAGCCATCTGATTCCATATTGAGCGCCGGCTCTTCCATATCAGATATCCCCTGTTCAGCCTTAAGCCTTGCAACCTCTTCCTGTTTCCAGTCATCATCTTTAGTGTCACCATACAGTTCATCAACAGATGCTTCAACGCTCATGATACCACCCTGTTTAGCTTTGCTTACTGTCTCAACCTGGCTCTCAAAGCTAGGGTTCGCATATTCACCAAATGTCACATCAACGTCAATCTCCTGTGTTGTTGAATTATTAAGTGTATCTATCGCCTGCAATGTCATTTTTACAAGCTTCGGAAGAACCTTCTGGAGCTGATTGACAATATTATTCCTACTGTACAGCGTTGCTTTTTCCTTCTCCCTCTGTGCTTCTGCATTATCAAGCTTCTTTACATCTATTCCCAATGTAGAAGGACTCATGATTCCCTGTAAGCAAAGGTCCAATGCCGTGATATATGTAGCAAGATACCCTTCATGTGGTATTTCACTCTGTTCCCTCTCTATCTTATAACTTGCACCTTCTGCCATAGGAGACGAATACTGTATATAAGCGTTGTCAAATGAATTTGGCAGCATAACTTTTCCATCGTATGGATTTCTAGGAAGTAAATTCTCGGGTATATATTCCTTTGTACGGTTATGTCTTAAGGCATCCATCCACTGGCTCCATGCTTCATCCAGTGCATCAAATTCATCTATCTTACTGTCATAGATACTTTTACCTCTACCTTTAAACTTCGCTGATTTATAGAACATGATCGGTATGGCCATCATAAAACTTTTATCTTCCCATGTTACAGGTCTTAAACCTGCAAGCTCCGGCACAGTGCTGATATCACATTCTTTATTATCTCTTGTGAGCATATATGTTATATAGCCTTTGCCATATGTTTCAAGCAGAATGTACTCTTGATTCTTAACTGTATATACTGTCTTAAACACAACCTCTTTCACTCTGCCGCGTTCTCTTATTATCTCTACCCTGTCGCCTGGATAAAACTCTATAATCGGATACTGGCTTAGATTCGTATCTATGGATAGTTTAAATGCGCCATCTCCAACAATAAGAGTGTCTGTTATTGCCTGCTTTACAAGTTCTGCAAAATCGTTTTCTTCTGCTATCTTATCCCAGTCTGACTGCCTGCTGCCAACGTCTACCTCGTTCATATCTGCAACAACAATACTTGCAAGCATATCAACCATCATTGCAGGTAATCCTACATGTATCTTTCTTATCGCTAATCAACCATGTCCTTATTCCATCTCTTATCTTATCAGCCATAGTATTAAATATGCTCACCTCTCTCACTCTCCTATCTGTTCTCTACTCCAACTTTGTCCCTGTATGGTATCCAGCCATATTGCGTACTGTTTACCATGTGGTCATTTCCATCTTCCGGCTCACAGTCTTTATCTTCCAGCCAACTGTATACCTGCAGTTCCCCTGTGTAGTTCGTGCATGTATCTACAACATAATAGCTTGGCTCTTTGCCCTTTTCGTCGTTAAAGGACATCCAGCCAAGCTGCAAATTAATTCTGTCTATTATTGTTACTTTCTTATATGCATTATTGAATATATACAGGCATTCATGATGTTCTCTCTTATACTTGGCAAATTCTGTTATCGTCGCCTGATCCGCGTTATCAACAAATGTATTTTTTGCCATGCCGCCCCATTCTTTTCTGTTGCGTTCCAAGAAGTCTATGTAATTTCTTACTGTATCAGACGGTGCTATGGGGATATCAAGAGCCGCATTGTTATATACCTTTTCATCCAGTACTATCAACTTGCCTTTGTTGGTTATTCCCATAAAGGACATAGCAATAGTATCAGGACTCTTAGTTGAATATGCCGTATCAAGACCGCTTGTATATATTACAAACCATTCTGTCTGCTTATCGTCATATTCTCGCTTAATAAATGCCTTGGCTTGTTCTTTAGTAATAACATGTCTCTTGCAGAAATTAGAAAAGACAAGACCTGTAGCCTTGCCTCTTAATCCTAATATCTTGTTCTTATGTATCTTAGTCCCCGGAGGATAGCTCATTTTCTTCTGTTCAATCTTTTCAGGTGTCATAGATATGTTATCTTCCATCCTGAAAAACCAATACACCCAGTCTTTAATAGGCTCACAACCGTTAAGGTCCTTCCATATCTCTTCCGGCACATCTGCCTTGTACTTATCAATCGGTCTTGCGTGATTGATGTACTCTGAATATATGGGTAATGTAGGTGCGTCTGGGTTAAGTGTACCGACAAAGTATTCACTTCGTCCGAATATCTCTCGTATGAAGTCTATGTTAGCTGTATTGCACTCATCTACCCACACACAACCAAACTGACTTCCAAGTGCATTTTTCCATTTACTGGCATTATCATAGCCAAGAATATATATTATCTTGGTACTGCTGCCAGTTTTAAATTTAATGTGTGGAAGTTTATTTTCTTTATCGCCATTACCACAGTATTCCAAATTAGGGAATATCTGAAGTAATCCCATATCTGCATTGATTATATTCTTCTCGATAACGCCTGTTGTATTACCAGCTATAACATGCAGCTTCATATCCGACTCAGCTACATTCATTATGAACTTCACAGCTACTGTTGTTGTCTTACCTGATGCAGTAGAGCCTTCAAGGAATTCTGCTCTTGCTGGTGTATCTATGTAATCCCAATACTTATCACTTAGCAGCACTAGGCTCACCCCTTGCCTTACGCTGAGCAAGAAGCTCTGCAAGCTCATTCTTTACAGAATCGTTTATATTTGCTTCTATCTTATCCGTGAACATTCCAAGATGTTTGCCAAGAAGCTCCAATGCCCTTACCTTATCACATGGCTTGACCTCCAATCCGTCTCGTCCTTTCTTAATAACAGCTAAGGCACGCTTCTGTTCTTCTGTAAGTTCTTCTGTCAATACTGGCTCTACAGTCCTGTATGTAGCAGGTTTGCCGTCCTCATTCAGTATGTCCACAAGTATACCGCCTACTTCGGCTTTCATTTTCTTTTCAACTACATGTGCATAATCTGCTGTATTAGAAAAAGCTATCAGTGCAAGTTCCCTGATTACTCGCTCCTGAGTAATCTCTGTCTTGCGCGATAGTTCTTTTTGTCTTTCTCCTATGTACTGTGAAATTGTAGTATTTTGTAGTAATTTTGATGCATTTGTATTTGCATACTTTTCTGTGTACCCCGCCCTAATAGCCGCTTGTGTGGCATTAAGGTCTATAAGGTATTCATCACAGAATTTCCGTTGTTTATCTGTTAACCTCACACAATCAGCTCCTTTCTTGGCATACAAAAAAGACACCAGCCTTAAGCTAGTGTCTTACTGGGGGTATTTAATATTTAATGGATAACTCATGCAGTCCATCAAGTCCAGTTTAGATATTAGCACAGACAAAACGAACAGAGCGAACAAACTTCAAATTTTTGCTAAAAATCTTTCTACTGCCATTCTGCAGCCGTCTGCTGTGTGGTGTTTTCCCATCTTTCTTGCTACCTGCACCCAAGATAAACCTTCTATGTATCTTAATGTTATAAGCCTCCGCATTCTGCTATTGTCAATTTGATTAATACATTGTTCTATGAGGTTTATCTGCGTATCTATCTTCTCTTTAATGTCTATCTGCTGCCGCTGTCGCACTAAAAGAAGTGTTCTCTTCCGTGAATATGCCGGATAAGGGAAGCCTTCTACAACAAAATGCTGCTTACCTCCATCTCCACCGGTAACGCTGTCCTTTTCCGTATACCCTTCAGTTTCCATTTTATCAAGTTCTCTTTGTATCTTATCAATCGCGGCCTGTATTTCCTGTTTCTCCTTAATCAAATCACTGTACTGCTTAAGGAGGTCTTTTATATTGTCATTTTTCAAGTTATTCATCACCTACCCTCTTCTCATCTGCTGCCAGTTTTTCCTTATCCAAGATTTCCAAAATATAATACTGCTTATCCGGAGAAGCTCCCCACTGTGGTCTCCCTTTTCCAATCCTTAATCTGCATCTTGCTTTTATTTCTTTAGAATTCTTTGAATAGCCATTACGGAAAATAATCTCCTGAATGCCTTCTTTTCTTATCTCCTCTGGTACTGCCTCTCCTTGCAATAACTCATATTCGCTTCTATCTAAGAAATTGTCTGGTGGATATAATGGATGTATGGTTATGGCTCCGAACAAATTCTGAAATCTTGTCTCATAGTATTCTTTTATATCTCGATACTCTTCTCTCTTTTCTCCAGAAAGAATCATGTCGAACCACTTTTTCTTGATTGGCAATGTTAGCATTATAAACCACCTGCCTTTACTATCTCGATTGCTCTGCTTAGCCCAGCGTTATATCCTTGATGTACATCTGATAATATAGTCTCGCAGTCAATGAATTTATCTTTTTCCATTTGATTAATAACCTTATTAACATCATAGGCTGTTGGCTGATTATCAATAAAATCAAGAATCGCTTTCATCTGGCTTTTATTGTAATGTTGTTCTGAAAAATTCAGTTTATCCGCATCAATTAGTCTCATTTTTCCTCCTATTGCCACTAATATATACTATCCGTGAACCATCTTTAAGCCAACATATAATTGCATTTGGTATCTGGCTATTATCATTTATTCCAGCTATATGTATACTACTAGCAGGCTTGTAATCAATGATTCTTGTTCGTATATGCTTTTTAGCTTCTTTCAACAACTTTTTATAAGTCATATCTAACTCCTTTATAGGTTCAAGTAACACATAATTCCGCAATCTGTGCTGATTTCGTCTTCTATTCTTCCCCTGTCAGGTTCTAATTCGTCTAAAAATGTGCCATTAATACAGGTTGCGCCTATTTCTCTTTCTAACTTTGCCCGGCTTTCAAATACTTCTGGAAAATCTTTCCGTATTTTATTCCAGTAACCCATTCCGCCTTTTACACAACCTATGCAATTATTGTTCTGATAGCCCAATTCGTACATAAGCGGTCTGGATATTCCCATTCTATTTGCAATAGCGTGGCAGTCCTGTTTTTTTAGCATCAAATCAATTAATGGAAACTCATGCATTTGTTCAGGAAAATTTGTATTTAATCTTTCCGCCCTGTTTTTCTCGTTAAGATCCATTCCCCAAACATAGGTTAAAGCGTGTTCTTTATGTTCATTTTCCCACTTCTTCCTTACTGCTTTCTTTAGCATCCCTGTACAAGGTGCTCCATGCTCTGAATTTATGAACTTGTACTTTCTAATAACATCTTCGACGCAATTAAACCTGTCAGATTTAAGAATCGTTACTTTCTTACCTATTATTTTTTCACAATCCTTTATAAATCGCATACTATCAGGGTGCTGGTCCTTTATATCAATATATATCCATTCATCAATCGGAGTCCTCATGTATTCCTTTCTTTCTCCATCTGTGAATATGGCTGTATTGTTCAAATATCCTGCAATAAAGCTTGAAATGCCTGCAGATAACCAACACACCTTATAATCTTTTTTCATAACACCACGCTACAAATCCTGTGCGTGGATAGTGTGAATCGACTTCCCATGCCAATGGTCTGAAACTCAATTACCGATTACCGTATAACTGCGCTGCTTCAAATTCCACCTTATCGAATCATTAACGCTACTATTTCACACTTTACAACTAAATCTTTAACATCTTTATTTAGCAACCTCGGTTTACCGAGGATTCGTTATTCCTTTCTAAATAATTTAAACACTTGTTACCTCTCAATTAATCCACTTATTATGTATTCGGACTTGAAATTCTTTTCCTGTAACTTCTGCCGTTCCTGTTTCTTTCATTTTTTCGAAGTAAAATTTTATTGGCTCTCGTTTTTCCTGAACCATACCAAACCTCACAGCGATATTGTAAGTACACACATCCCTTTTTAGCCTGTCTGGTATTTTCTGTAATTGCTCTCTAAATGTCTCTAAATCCATCGTTGCCTTATATCGATTGCAGGAGCCGCAAGCTGGCATCATATTGCTTACATCGTGAACATCTATGTCCTCGTCATACTCATAATTTCTTAAACAATGCAGATGGTCTACATTAAATCCTTTTTCCGGTATCTCGCAACCACAATATGCACAGTGACCATTATATTTTTGATACACAATCTTTCTAATCTTTTTAGGAATAGTTTTCCGCATTATCTATTCCTTCTTTCTGCTGCCATCTCTATTGTATTTATCCGCCGGCTTATAGAATGGGCAAGGCTTATCCTCCTTGGCGCAATACAGTTCTTTAAGTCCTTTACAGTCTCTCTGCTCAAGATTAGCCATTATACAATCTCTATTGACCATCATTACTACCTCCCTCAAAAAGTTTCTTTAATATTGCATTAGCCAATTTATCCAACTTTTCATCTATTTTTTTATCAAGGTCTTTCGATACATCTTCCTGCTCTTTGTCTGTTAAAAGTGCCAGCTCACAGGCTTTCTTAATTCTTTCTTCAGCAAATACCTTATCAATACCTGTATTAAGCATTGCTCTATATACAGTCTGTATTGCTGTTCCTAATTCTCCAACAAGTACCATTGGTGTTCCTTTTATTTCAATTCTACCTTTATCACATTTAATCATAATTATTCTCCTTATTAGGCAAATCTTAATTGCCCTGTCTTTTCCTCGTTTATACTGCAGTTAGGCATTCTCTGTGCTATGCATAATTCTTTAAGGTTAGCCCTTACCAGTGCATTTGGTACCATTGGACTAACAGAATTGCCACATCTCTTAACCTGCTCAGCTCTTGGGTATGTCTTTCCTGTGTAATCGCGGTCAATTATGTAATCTGCCGGAAATCCTTGGCATCCATACAGTTCTCTAGGTTCCAACATTCGCAAACCAATATCTACAATTTGATAATCCACACCTTCTATCGTTACTAAACCAAATCTATCCTTTGTTGTAACTGTATCAAGTGGTTGCTCTATATCCTGTCCTGTTGCATCCCCGTAATATTTAATTAAAAACGCTCTGACTTCTCCAAAATGCCCTGGTGATGCGGTTATGGTATGTAATGGTTCTCTTAAATCCTGTCCTGTGCCGCTTTTATAAAATTTGCTCAAAAATGATGTAACCAGTCCGTACCGGTTTGAACCATCCACAGTCATGATTGGATTTCTAATCGTCTGCCCTCTTACTTCTCCTTGTGCTGTCTCGGAATGGTACTGGATTAGTGTTGGCACCACCAGCCTGTTATGATCTACTGTAGTGATTGTGTCTATTGGTTCATCGACTCTGCTACCACTTCCTTGATAATTACCACCATATGCCTTATCAATAATCGGTGTAAGCGTTGGCTCTACAATTCCATATCCATGTTTACCTGTAATAGTCGGCAATGGGTCTTTAGTATCCAGGGGTCTTCTATCCCCACCATGATTACACTGAACAATAAAAGGCTCTGGATTATCCAAAACAAATTTCTTCAAACCTCTTGCGATTCTTTCCATTGTCTTAGGTGCTAATGGTCTTACCGCTTTTATTCCATATTTCTCCTTTATTTGTTCAGATGTATCAAATATGCTGGGGCATGGTCTGCTAAAATCTATCTGTGTATACGCTCCAACATAAGGTTTTAACAAGCCATTTTTTACGGCTTGGCTATCTGCCGGTGCATGTGTTGGTTCTGGCCATATAATGGGTTTACCATCACATCTTGCAATCATGAAGAATCTTTTTCTCATTGTAGGTGCTCCGTAATCTGCTGCCACAAGCTCCCTGAACTGCACTTCATATCCTAAATCCTGCAGCTGGTTTACAAATTTATTAAATGTCTTGCCCTGCTTTGTTTTTATTGGATGATGCCCTCTGTTCAGTGGTCCCCATGTCTTGAATTCTTCTACATTCTCCAACATGATTACTCTAGGTCTTACCAGTCCAGCCCACCGGCACGCTACCCATGCAAGACCTCTTATATTCTTATCCTTTGGCTTACCGCCTTTTGCCTTGCTGAAATGTTTACAGTCCGGAGAGAACCAGGCAAGCCCCACAGGATGCCCATTACATGCCTGCACTGGGTCTACCTGCCATACATCTTCACAATAATGCTTTGTATTCGGATGGTTTGCTTTATGCATTGCAATAGCCTTAGGATCATGGTTAATTGCTATATCCACACTAAAGCCGGTAGCTTCTTCTATTCCGGTGGAGGCTCCGCCCCCACCAGCGAAATTATCAACTATTAATTCCCCGTTTATCATATTAAGCCTCCATAAAGTCAAACAGTGTAGGTGTTTCTATCTCATTTTCTGCTTCCTGAAGATATCCAACACCATCTCTGAAATAGTCACAGCTCAGTTCTATTCCATAGCCATATCTTTTCATCTTTACTGCCGTCATTGGAACTGTCATTAAGCCTCCAAACGGGTCAAGAACCATATCACCTTCATTGCTGTATCTGTTAATGATTCTTTCAACAATATCAAGCTGTAGTGGGCATACATGCATCTGCTGCCTGCGTCTGCTCTGTGTTGTATTAAGTGTTCTCATTCTGTTTATATCATCCCATACATCAAGGTTATTCCATGAACCGGGAGCAACAACCATAAATGTGGCTGGGAGCTTATCATTTTTATCTAACTCTTCCGCAAGCTTCACATGTTCTTCATAGCTGTATACATTGGAACGGCTGTATTCCCTATAAACTCTCTGTAAATCATCAACACTAAATTCCTTAAGCTCATCTTTGCTTATAAGCCTGTCGCCTGAACTTCTCCAGTATCCGTGAGCGTCTATCTGCCATTGTGCCCTTGTATAATCTTCCTTGGTTTTCTTTACAGGATCATCCGCATATGCATTAGACTTATCCGTTGGAAGCTTTCTAAACAGAAGTATGTATTCAGGACAGCCTACGCCCATCTTTGAACCGTCTTTACACTGTTCAGACCATCCAAGGCGGTATGTCTGGTTATTCTCCCTGACTACATCTGTAACAACTGTTATCATTCCAAAATACTGAAAACCGTGTTTCATGTAGTGTTCTATACACTGTGCATGAAACGGCTCTATTGTAGGCATTCCAGTTCCTGTAGCATTTCCAAATAATACCCTGTCTTTAACATGGATGGCTGCTACCCTGCCAGGTTCAAGAATCCTTAAAAGCTCCGGCGTAAGGAAGTCCATCTGCTCAAAGAACTTTTCTGTATTCTCATTGTGTCCGAAGTCGTTGTAATTGGCGCTATACTCATAATGGTTTCCGAATGGAATGGATGTGTGTATAAGTCCTACAGAATTACTTTCTATTCTTCTGCACTCTTCAACACAATCATCATTTACCGCTGTATAATGCTTTCCCTGTACTTTCACTGTCTCAACTCCCATCTTTCTCTCTAACCGCTTTATTTTAGATGCCGGACTTAAACCATATTTCTTTACAATGTCCGTCATTTTCTTAACCATGTGATTATGATTCTTCCATTTCTCAAGCAGTGCTTCTTTTATCTGTCTTTCGTTCTCCATGTATATAATGTCTATAACAACTGTATCTGTCTGTAAGAACCTGTAACATCTATGTACTGCCTGAATAAAATCGTTAAACTCATAATCGATCCCCAAGAATATCTCCCTGTGGCAGTAACGCTGAAAGTTACAGCCTGAGCCCGATATTGATTTCTTTGTTGCAAACAGCTTGATTCTTCCCTGCGCAAAATCAATAACCCGCTTTTCCCTTATGTCATAATCCTGTGAGCCATATATATCTACAACTTCGGGTATTGCCTTAAGAATTGCCTTTCTTTCAGACTCTAAGTCATGCCACAAAAGGAAATGCTCCTCAGGCGAACTCTCTACAATCTCTTTCATTTTTTCAACACGTTGGTCAATGCTGTTTCTTTTTACTTCTGCAGCTTCCTTCAAGCCTGCTGCCGCTTCTGTAAATAACTGCATTTGTCCTGTTTTATCAGATGTATCTCCGTAATGTATTGGTATCTCATGCCACCTTACATCAAGTGGAGGCAACACATAGCCATCATCAGAATATTCTGGATTTACATCTGAAGGTTTCGTTATGAACAACGCCCATGATGAAACCCACAGCCAGAATTCATCTTCCATATTCGGGTACAATGTAAGATTGTTTGCCTTAGTGCTGTCTCTCTGAAAGAATCTTGTAAGTGCCTGCCCTGTATCCATTATCTCAAGATATCCGGCATAATGTATAAGCTCTTTGTATTTGTTTGGACTTGGCGTTGCTGTGGCTACCAGCTTGTAAGGAACATTCTTGAACTTATCAAGAAATGTCTGGTATGTCTTACTTCCAAAAGACCTTAAAACACTTGCTTCATCTTACGATGTCGCAACAAAATAATCTGGTCTTATATCACAGTCTCTTACTCTTTCATAGTTGGTAAGAACAATACTGCTGTCACAGGATTCTACTTCTTCCATGCTTCTGCAATAAACAGGTGCATCATATCTAAGAACATTCACAGCGTCCTGTGTAAATTCCTGTTTTACTCCAAGTGGAAGAACAATCAAAGCCCTTCCGCCCTCGTGATCTATTACCTGTTTACAGAATTCTATCTCCTGTATGGTTTTACCTAAACCAAAACTTTCAAACAAAGCTCTTCTTCCACCTTTAAGTGCCCATATTACGGCATCCCTCTGATGTGGCTTTAATGCTTTGTTAATATCTGTCGGATTTACTTCAAATCCGCTATCCTGTGCAAGTTCTATCTTGCTTTCTAAAAACTCCTGGTATGTCATTTTTGAAAGGAACATCGTACGAATCACTCTGGCCAGAGTTCCAAGCTCCTTTCTGCTATTCTTATTTTTCTTTTGCCCGCATGCACTTATACGAGCAGTAATACCTGCTGCCTTTCTTATATCCCCACGTAGTCCTGTCTAATGTAAGTGTAGAAATATACCTGCCGCATTTTGCACAATAGAATCCATTTTTGTCATTCTGTTTCTTAACTGGGAGACTTCGCCTTTCTATCCGGCTTGTCCTCTTTTACTGTTACTGCGTCACCCAGAGCTGATATACAGGCTTCTAAAGACTTACAGTGTTCTTCGATAACCTCACCTAAGCGATTCTTGATATACTCAATTGCATCATCTGCTATATCTTTCATGCCTGGGAGCTTGTACAGCTCTGTATATCCTGCATAATGGCTTCTGTCTTCGCTAGGCTCTCCCTTAAATAAATCTGCTCCTGTAAGTTCTTCCTTGACTCTGTACATATCCAGTACCATATTTGCACCATCTTCAATTGCAAGCCCCAGCTTGCCTATCTTTAACAATGTTTCCTGTGTCATTAGTTGTCCTTTCCAGCTTTACAGAATCCGATGATAACACTTGCTAATCCTGCTCCGGCTATAAAGCTTATTATCTCTGCAATCATATATCCTCCTACTCCCTGTTGTTCTCTAGCAGGGCATTATAAAATTCAGGGTCCTTAGGCGGACGCTGTTCGTAATTTGCAAATTTTTTTGCGCGCGCAGGCGCTATATTATTTTGTTTTTGTTTATATTTATATATGGCTACGGTTTCTCCTACGCTTTGTCCTACGGATTGTACTTCGGTTTGTACTACGGTTTCTCCTACGCTTTGTCCTACGGATTTGAAAGTACAAATTTTATATTTATTAGGACTTCCTTTCTTACCTCTTTGGAATTCTATAAGACCTGCATCTATTAATCTGTTCCTGTTCTCGACTAATGTAGCCTCTCTTGACATCTGACAACGAGACATTACTCGCTGGTTATCTACTTGTATCCACTCGCACCACCCAGCCATGTTATTAATACTAAGTAATTTGTAGTACAATAACTGCGCTGAGCCCGGCAAGTAATGACTTTCGAGCCACCTTTCAAACCCGTTCAGTTGTTTTATGTAGTCGATTCTCTGTTCTGTCCTCACTGCACCACCTCTTCCAATACCACCTCTATTCGTGGATTATGCTTGTCTGTGAAAAAGTGGTCTTCAAAACCTACTATATTGTTCCAGCCATCATTATCCAGAACCTTACACTTAACAAGTGCGTCCTGTATAAACTTATGTGCAACACCTGATATATTATCAAGGTCACGCTTTCTATTTGGCTCATAGAAGGTATATTTAATCCTCACTGGATTATTTATATGAGTACGCTTTAATTTAAGCCTTATTGCGTTAGATATAAGCATCTGATACTGCTGTTTCATGTCATTACCGTCACAATGTCCATTATGAAAACATCTTTCCGCTTTAAGGTATTCATTCAATCCCGGCAGTGTGCCTTTGATTGTAAATGCATAGAACATCTTTCTCCTTTCCGCCTCCCGGTAAGTATGCAACCGGGAGACTGGTTTTATTCTGCTGTGCGAAAAATGTGATATATTCAGCAGTTATAAATAAGACCTTCCATATCTTTCTCTGAAAGCTTCTCTGGCAGGATCATCTTCATTCCCATAAAGACTTCTATAATATTCTTTTTCCCATGCAAGCTGACCTGCTATCTTACTCAGCTTTTCAGCAATGCTGTTATCATGTATCTTTACTCCATCTTCTTCTGCAAGTTCCCTGATTCCTATACCGAACAGCAGATGATGTTCTGTCTGTGTAGGCTTTCCACAAAAGATACAGAATCCGTTATATTTAGTTAAAACACTTTTCATTCTATACCTCCCCAATCAAATCACTTGACCAGATAGGAGCTTTAAGTATCTTTGTATGCTTGCAGTAATCACAGTGTTCACACCTTACCGGATCTATGTCATTATTCTTTAATGCCAGTATCTTAGGTACATTGTTCTCAACTTCAGCAAGAGCTTCATCAAGAAGAGACTGTTCACATGCTATAACCTGTATATCCGGCTCTTTCTCCTTTGATACTGCTGCTATAAAGAATGGCAGTTTCTTTCCTGTATTAATTTCCACAACCTTCTGATATACAGCTCCCTGAAGGTAATATCCCCACTCATGCAGAAAATTCATGTTTCCTGCATCCGCATGATAGAATGTCTTGGTTATGCTCTGGCATGTCTTAAGGTCAACAATGCACTTATCCTTAATATAACTGTCAATCTTAATTTTCCATTTAGCGCCAAACATATCAGCAGTCATTATTACCTGCTTTTCTCCGCTCATATATGCCATAAATAACTCATCTCGTTCACATCTGTTAATCATTTCATTGGCCTTAATATATTTAGCCATAAGTGAACCGTCTTTCTTAAACATACATGGATGCTGTGCCTTGAATACATCAAGCGTTCCCTCAAAATGTGCATCAACATAAGAACCAACCATAAGAGCATCTGAATCTTCCATATTCTCAACCCATTCTTCATTGAGTTTAGCCATTGCATAGGCTTCACAACCAGGACGACCAAGCGAGCCAATAAAATTTTTATACTGAGATACACTTAAGTATTCTCTGTCCGCATCTGTACTGTAATAATTTTCACTTGTCAATATCATTCTGCAGCACCTCCCATAGGATTAGGAACTTCCTCTTCTACTGGGAAATAATCTTCCGCTTTAGCCTGTCCATCCTTAAGGGCTTTATATACTCCTTTTAGGTTAATAAATTCATCTTCTCCGAAATCCGCACAATTACGTTCCGCATACTTTTCTATCTGTTCTCTTGTAACTTTGAATTCAACTTTAAATGCATTAATAAGCTTGGTTACTCTTTCATTAATAGGCTCCTTGCCTATTCCTTTTCTAACAGTTTCTTTACACTCTCCAACAGCCATATCAACAACATCTCCTGGTATAACTCCAAGAATGCAGGCTCTCATTCGTCTTGCACCAAAATTAGCTGTTGCCTCATAAATATCTCTGCTGTCTGTAAGCTGATATGTACCCTTCCTAGTGTCTCTCTTATGCTCTACTGTAAATATCTTGGTAACTCTTGTATTTGATTCCAGATCCCAGGCATAAGCCATCATCTCTGAAGAACCATTCTTCTGTTCAAGTTCAATAACTCCGTAATCAATATTACCCCAGTTCTGAGCAAGAGCTTCTGCAAGCCTTATAGATGGTCCCATAACAGTCTGTCCGCCTCTTGGATAAGAATATATAGCCTGCTCTGCTAAAGTTGCTCTCTGACATGTTCTCTTGATTCTCTCCATTGCATCATATTCATCTCTTGGGAACTTCTTGGCCATTACTATTGCTCCCTGAACTTCCTGTGCCTGTCTGCTTATCATCATCTCTGTCTGTGATGTTTTAGGAACAGCCATCTGCTGTCCCATCGGTATCATACTGTCCATTAATTAACCCTCCTATAATTCTGTAACTATTAAATCTGTATCATCTGTTGTTCTTGTTGCTATAAACTGCAGTCCCTTGTCCTTGCATTTCTTATAAAGCTGATTTCTAAGTGTTGTAGAAAGCTTCTCTACACCATCTATAAGCAGGAGCTGTATTCCATTCGGCTTCTGCAAAGCTACATCAATGCATAAATCCAGCTTTTCACCCTCTGATAAATTACTGATTGGAAGTCCGTTAATAAGAGGTATTCCGTTTTCAACTGAAAGTCCTTCAATTGGTATACTGCATTCCTCCAGTATTTCACCCGGTAATGTCCGTGCTTTTTCAATCTTATCTGTTAAAATCTGTGACTGCTCTGCCAACTCATCTACCTGCTCCTGAAGCATTACCATTCTGTCATACTCATTAATGTGGGCTTTCATATCTTCAATAGCCTGTGCCTGTTTACTAAGTTCAGATGTATCTCTTATATCTCTATCAACATACTCATTGTACTCAGCACATTGTGCGTTATATTCAGCAACGGAAGCTTCATAAGTTTTATCTGCTATAGCAAGCTTGTCTGCCTTCTTAGATGCAAGATTGCTCTGTTCCTGCCTTAAACTTACAATCTGTCCTTCAAGTCTTGTAATATCCTCTGTTATCTGCTTATCACGAGAACTGAACTCTCTTTCAATAGCAGCTTTTTCAATCTCTCTATCTGCCTCAAACTTACGGATTTTATTATTCTTATTCTCAATCACCTGCTTGGCACGCTCCACAAGCTGATTATCACGCTGAATACTTTCTATCTGTCTATAGATATCTCCAGCAGATGCATTTCTCCACTTCTCAGCGTCATAACCTTCTGGAAGTGTCCTGCCTATATCTTCTATAAACGCTATCTTATTTCTTCTGTCTCTGTCTATATTCCTTCTGTTCTGGTAATACTCTCCATTTTCACTCTGAATGTCATTAAGAACTGCAAGAATATTCTGGTCATAATTAACCCATGCCGGTATCTCTCCAAACCACTGCTTAATAGTGCTCATATCCCAGTCATACTGAATCATATCCAAAATTATTGCATTCTGCTGTTTCTTATCCATAGCCATAAACTCTATTGGATTAAGCTGCAAAGGGGTAAATATCTCCTTAAGAAAAGCTTCTGGGCTTCCTATTTCACTTCCGTTCTGCTTTATAGATTTGTAATCCGCTCTATTAATACGGCTCTTTCTATCAATAGATAATCCGCTATCCGTCTCAATAAGAATTTCTCCTTCAACAGCTCCGCGTCTTACAATTACATCTCTCCCAGATTTATTAGTTAATGCATA